CAAGCGGAGAAAGCCCAAGACTAGAAGTCACAGCGACAGGGACCAATGTGACGCTTGACTACTCAACGACTGCAATCGCATGGATTTTCGAGGGCGGTTCCTATAACGCAAGCCCGGCAACTTTTGTTTCCACCGCGACATCAACAAGCACTTCTGGCACGATTGGGTTCACCGTTAAGCATATAAACAACACCAGCGGTAGTGCCACAGTCGATGGTGTTGTCGCAGCCCTCGTGATGGAGGCTTGAGATGAAGTTTACCATCTACAATGCCGATGGATCGTGGTCAGGAACATTTACGACTACCGGCGATCTTGATCCGGCCATGGTCCCCGACGGTGGGCATTGGATTGAAGGATCGCATGATCGTTTCAGTCGCTGGGAAAACGATCAAGTCGTCGTGTTCACGCAGTCCGAGATCGATGCGACAGAAATTGAAGAGGCGTGGCCTGAGTTGCGCCGCGAACGCAACCGCCGCCTCTCCGTTAGCGATTGGACCCAAGTGCTTGACGCCCCTGTAGATCATGCTGCATGGGCTGTCTATCGTCAGGCACTACGCGATCTTCCGGCCAATACTGTCGATCCCCGTAATCCACAATGGCCCAGTCCTCCTCAGTAGGTGATTTCATGGCAAGCAGACTAGCAAAGAACACCATTCTAGCAGCAGTTCTGGTTTCCGTTGTAGGGGGCTTTGAGGGTCTGCGAACCGTGGCTTACCTTGACCCTGTTGGCATCCCTACGGTGTGTTTTGGGGAGACAAAAGGCGTAAAACTCGGAGACAGATACACCAAAGCCGAGTGCAAGGAGATGCTCAAGGAGAGCCTGATCGAGCATGAGAAGGGCATGAGGCAATGTTTGCGTAGGCCAGACGATCTTCCTGACCTGACCTATGGAGCCTTCCTGTCCTTCACCTATAATGTTGGAGTAGGGGCTTTCTGTAGGTCTACTATGGCTCGTAAAGTCAATGCAAATGATCTTGTAGGGGCTTGTAATGAACTCCCCAAATGGACTAAGGCTAAAGGGATTACCCTCCCCGGCCTAGTGACAAGAAGGGAAGAAGAGAAAGCGATGTGTCTCTCAGGTTTGGGTAGGAGAGTCTGATGTGGATACTGAAACTTGTTGGATTGAAACCAATGCTTATTGTGGCAGGTGTTTTGGCTGTTATCTCGATTTCCTTTGCAATGATCCAGTATGGAAAAAGTATAGCCAGAAAAGATTTGACGATACAGCAACAACAGCAATACATAGATACAACAAAGAGGATCGACAATGCGGTTCGCAGGATTCCCACTGGCAATATCTCTAATGCTGATCGTGAGTTCTTGCGGCAGCGTCAATTCGAACAGACTAAATAGCGGCGTCTGTGATGGCCTAGAGCCACTAATGAACGATCATGTAGATGCCTTGATTGCAGATGGTGGGCCTCGTTCTCTCTCGACAGGAAGACGGCTTGTAGTAGGATATGATGCAGGTTGTGAGGAAGAATAATGGACTACTTAGATTATATTGTCTCTGGTATCATAGCAACGGTGTTTAGCGCGATGGCATGGCTTGTGAGGACAGTGTTGACTAATCAAAAGCAACTTCAACTCTTGGAGCGGGAGATCAAAGCCCGAGAAGAGAGGCGAGACGAAGATCGACAAGCTATGCAAGAGATACGAAACGACATCAAGGAAATCAAACGAGACATTCTTGATCTTTATAAGAACGACAAATAAAATAACCCCCCTCAGGTGTGAAAGCCTGAAGGGGGTTTACTTTTTACTTGTCGTTGCCTTCGGTTTCAATCTCTAGGATCAGACGTTCGAGATACCATTGGGCTTTCTTGAGGTCTTCAAGGGGCTTGTTCTTGTAACGCCATCGGTGCAGATATTTCTTGCAGTTTCCCTCTAGATAGCCTTTGTAGGCAGTAAAGGACATGTTGTCTTTCAGATAGTCAATACATTCAATGCCACCTGTGTTGTAATGGGGTGGGCTATTGATTTGATCGCTCACAGACCTTCTCCTTCAAAGGCGATGATCCACTGTTTACAGATTTCACTGCGGACGATATCCTCTACAGTGAACTCGATTACAGGGATGTTCATGTGATATTTCTTGGCTAGGTGGATGATCTTGGATAGACCAGACTGCTGATTGATGTCTGACTGCTTGATGTCCCCGTTGATGACGACCTTGGAGCCTTCACCAATCCTAGTCAGGAACATCTTGATCTCAGGTATCGTGGTATTCTGTGCCTCATCCAAGATGATGAAACAATCCTTGAAGGATCGTCCCCTCATGGTAGATAGTGGTGCCATCTCGATATTTCCATTCTTGATGGCAGTATCCACTACACCTTTTCCTAGTTGTTGCACTAATACCTCAAGGACAGGAGCAGCCCAAGGTGTGAACTTCTCATTCAGGTCTCCGGGTAGATAGCCAAGGTCTTTCCCTACAGAGACGTTGGGTCTTGTCAGGATGATCTTGTCGATCTGTTTGGTGGCATACATGTTGGCAGCGATTGTAGCCGCGATGTAGGTCTTACCTGTTCCAGAGTATCCACACACGATCACTTGGTCATAGGCCCGTATAGCGTCAATATAGAGCCTCTGGTGATCGTTGAGAGGGACGAGGGAGACGACACTCGCCGCCCCCTCAATCTCTGCCCCCTTATACTTGGTCTGTCGTTTGGTCCTCTTGGGCTTCTCTTCAATCATCGTCCTTGACCACGATACAGTTTCTTTCTGTTGTGTTTGTTGCTGGAGGAGCGTTTGTGACTGGCCTTGAAGGTGGCCTGAGAAGTCCTCTTGTGCTTAGGAGAGGGCCTCCAAGTCATAGTGCCGATTGCTTTACTCATGTCAGGTCCACGATCTCACAGCTACCACCAACGCAAGCAAAGGTGCTAGTCCCTTTGGATGTGTCTTCTTTCTCATAGTCAGAGAGTTTACTCCAGTCGATCTTCTCAGGCATTACAGCCAAGAGGGTTTCATAGTCAGTCTTGCTGCACTCCTGATAAGGTGCTTGACGATAGGTGTGATCCGAATGAGGAAGGAACGACACACCAGACACCTCATCAAAGTGTTCATAGACCCAAGCACCAACACTTACCCACTCATGGTCCCTCACAGTGACAGTGATAGAAGGCTTGTGCTCACACCAATAGCGTTGATAGACTAGCCACATTTGAAGTTGTTCAATGGCAGTCATGTCGTTACGAGTGATGGCACCTTCGGGAGACTTCTGAGGAAACGAGAAGACAGTAGTGCTATCAGGCTTCATCACATCAGGTTCATTAGGGATGCCCTGATCCCGCATGAATTGCGTCAGCGGGTCTTTGTTGTCACCACGGACAGTGCGAATATAATACTGGCTGTGGCGAGCGTGAATACCAGAAGCAGAATCGACAAGCTGGGAGACAGTGCCAGAAGGTTTGACACAAGTGATAGCAGCAGAAGCAGGGATGCCAAGGCGTTCAGCCCACTCAGCATTAGTAGCGATAGCGACATTTTTCAACCTCGTTAGAATGTCCGCAAGGGACACTCGGTTATCGGTAAGACCACGAACACCATTCAGGATTTCGTTATCCATGATGCCAGTGAGTGAGACACCAAGCAGCCGCTCTTCCTCAGTATTCTTCTGCCAAATCTTACGCAGATAGGGGAAATGAGTTAGAGTGGACTGGATCGTGCCAAGAATAGTCGCCAAACGAACTTTGCGTTCTAGGCTTTCAAGATCGTCTGTTGCTCGGACAACCACTTCGGTAAGATTACAGAATTGATAGGGTCGGAGGATGATTTCGCTACAGGGGTTGGTCCCCCATTCATGGTTGGGATCACGACGCCCATTCTTTGCAGCTTGACGCTTGCTTGCAGGACGAGAGAAGATGCCACGCTCCCCACTCTTGCTTTCAACCAGAGACAGCCATTCACGCATGAAGGTCTCAGCGTCAGGTTTCTCTGTGTAGGCTACAGAGTTGTTAGCCAGAGCACGTTGACCATTCCCTTCCCACCAACTACCAGACTTGGCATGACGCATCCGATCATCCGAGAGGTTCGACAGAGAGATCATCGCAGAACGACGAACCCCACCAACGACTACAACCTCTCCGATCTTGCACATGATGTCATGGCACTCGATAGAGGAGAGTTT